ATGCCCATTTCCCATCTCGATGCCGATTCCTTCGGCCGTTTCGTGGACAGCGATACCCCGGTGCTTGTGGATTTCTATGCCGAATACTGCCCCCGCTCCCTTGCCATGGCCGCCGTGATTGACGAAGTGGCCGCCGCCCGTCCCGCCCTGTCTGTAGGCAAAGTCAACGTGGACACCGAACCCGATCTGACAAACGCCTATGTGGTCCGCACCACCCCCACCATCCTGCTGATGAAAAACGGAGACATCTCCTGCCGCTTCACCGGAGAAACGGGTGCCGACATCCTGCTTTCCGCCGTGGACAGCGAATTCACCCACGCACCGGAACGGGAAGCCTGTGAGCCGTCCATGCTCCACGACTATATGCCCCACACCGCTCCCCGTATGTACGCCGACCCGTTCTCCGCCCCCGACCCGCTGACGGGAATGTTCTTTTGAGGTAAGATACAAGAAGTAAGAGATAAGAAGTATTCCTGCCGGAGAGTGTATTTTTTCCGCTTTCCCGCAGGGTACTTCTTATCTCTTATGTCAATGATGATTTACTATATCACGCAATCAGAAACGACCTGTGGCGACCAGGGTTGCCGGCCCCTGGGAGCTCGCTCCACTATTTCTCAGGTCTTGAAGAACACATATCACTGTGCACATGGAATTGCAGTAACTATATCCTGCAAATACCCATGTTTAAAGTTTTTTGCCAGGCTTTTTTTCAAAAAAGCCGCGTTTCCCTTTTGCGAACAGTTTAGTTAATCATCATTGACTTACCTCTTACCTTTACTTCCCACCTGTCACAAACAGGGGAGATGCCGCATGACTGCCCACACGGACTGCCGCCGCACGGAGCCATCTGCCGCCTGTGCCCACATAGACATTGGACTGTGCTACCGGCAGAAGCACCGTTTCTGCCCAGGGGGATACCGCGCCGTCTGCACTCACTGTGCGGACACGGTACTGCACCGCCGTCAGCCCTGCCGGAAGACTGTCCCGGAACCGGGCGGATGTACCGGTATACAGTACACTGTACCCGGAGAGCACACCGTCCGCACCCACAGCCGCCCGTTCCAGCGTCCAGGACACCCCGGGGTACAGCGGATCCTCCACTGCCTGCCAGCTGACCGTCACTTTTCCGCCGTCCAGCAGCAGAGATGCAACCGGTACGCCCGGGCCAAGGGGAACCGAACCAAGCCTGTCCACCTGCTGTACCGGCGTCACATACCGGTTCAGAGTGGTGAAATCTTCCAGATCACTGCCGTTCCAGTCCGCCGGGTAGGTACGGTATTCAATGGCCAGACAGACCTCTTTTCCCAGTACTTCCGCACCCAGAACGGCCTGACAGGCACTCAGACGGGTGTCTTTGTACAGAGGAACCGTGGTAAAATCTTCCTCACCGGGGCTGCGGTACCGGTACTGCACTCCCGTAACCCAGCCGATCCGGTCGTCCCCGGGAGTCAGCGTCCAGGTCAGGGGATGGGTATAGTCCGCATACAGCTTCACTTCCGCCGCAGACAGGGAAGGCAGGCTTTCGAACCGGCTCTGGTATACATCCACCGCAGATGTCTCGATCATGCCGTTGGTCATATTCGCCCAGGAATTGACTTCCCAGATCTCAATACTGTCCGGATTCGTGTCCCAGGGGATCCGGCACACCGGGGTATCCCAGCCGTCCATTGCGGTAAAGAACTGACTGCCTCCGCCCACACCCAGCTTTATATACCCGGTGATATCCGCCGTTTCCGTCTCATCCTGCCAGCCTGCCGTCACATACAGATCCTCTGTCAGTCCGTCCCGGTATACGGCATAGTGGAACACCTTGCCGTTCAGCTTCAGTGCCTTGCCGATGTACCGGCCCACGCAGGTCATGGTTTCCGTTGCATAACAGCGCATGGTTTATGCCTCCTCTGCCAGCAGAATGAAAATCTCCCCTTCCGGCACCGTTTCGGGCAGGCTGGTTCCGTAGCGGATATTGCGTACGGCGGGAGCACCGGTGGTGTCGCTTGCCGCCTGCAGTACCCCGGTCATTCTGCCGCCGGATCTTGCTACCAGCTCCGATGCGGTCATGCCGCCCACAGCGCCCGCGTCCGCCGCATAGGGCACCGCCTGCAGTCCGTCCACCGGGGAGTTCACCGCACCGCAGACACCGCTGTCCAGCCGTCTGTCGGCAATCATATCCGCCGTTACAGCCCCAGCCCCTGCCGGTACCGTCACCACCGCCAGCAGCAGATCCCACACGGCGTCACTTCTGGTAATTCCGGTCAGATCTTCGCCGAACAGAAGGACAAACCTGCCCTCGCTCCGTTCCAGACGCAGAATTACGTGATAGCTGTGTCCCGGTTCTGCCGGCGCTGTAACCGGTTCCGTGATCCATGCCATGTGTCCGTCCGCCCAGCCGCAGCCGGGAGAAACCATGACGGTCAGATCGCCGCCCGGGGTCACCTGCAGACAGCCTTCCGTAGGACGAACCACCCCGTCGGAATAGAAGCACCGCATCATCCGGGCAAAGAACGCCGCATCCACCGCCTTGTCGCCTCTGGGGAAACCGTCCACTGTTTCCACAACAGACGTGGAATCAAACATCCCGCCCAGCACTTCGATTGTTGTTTGCATATTCTCTATCCTTTCTTTCTTCGCGCACACCTCAGGCCAGCGCCGTTTTCAGCCGGATCACCGTATCGCCGAAACTGGGATACAGCCGCACCATACCGCCCTCGTGCACCACATCCAGTGCCGTCAGGCGGGCAGATGTCCGGATCGCCATGGCAGGGGAGTAGATCTCGCAGATATCCCCAAGGCCATAGTCTCTCCCGAACCGGGGCTCTGCGTCATACTCGGCGATACAGCTCAGACGGAAGCGCACCCCGGCGGATGCCAGAAGTGTCTTTCCCCGCTCCCTCAGCGCCGCCAGATAGGCTTCTTCCGTTTCGTATGCCTCCGGACGGATATCAGCTGCCTTTCTGTAGCCTTCCCGGATTGTTCCTGTCCCGTCCGGATGCTCTGCAGTCACCACGGTACCGTCGCCGCCTTCCACATACATCCGGGTGCACACATCTTCTCTGTACACCTCTTCTTCCAGACCGGCGATATTGCCGAATTCCTCACTGAAGATGGCACGGCTCACACCGGGATCGCTGTCCAGACTCCGGTCCACACCACATACCAGTGTCAGCACCGGCTGCCCGTCCTGCAGCGTCACCTGGTAGGACATACCGTACCGTGCCAGCACCGTGTGGATCCATTTGCCCAGCTTTTCTCCGGCTTCCATGGTAAACTGCGCCGGTCCGGTTTCCTCTGCTTCCGCTGTCTCCGGCAGAACCAGGGCAAGATCCCCCGCCCACTGCCGTACTGCAGCCAGAACCGCTTCTGCCGCCGTGCCCGTGTATACCGTTTCCGTCGATGCCACCCGGTCATACAGCAGGCATTCCAGAAGACGTCCCTCCAGCTGGATCCGTCCGTTCCGGCAGAGTACCGTTTCGATTCTTCCGCAGCATCCGTCTCCCCACAGATAGGCCGCCTGTCCCGCCAGCCGAAGCAGCTCCGGTACCGTCCCGCCCGATCCGTGCACGTCCATGGGAAACACCGCCGTAAAGGTACCGCATTCGTGATACCGGAGAGACCAGACCACCGACACCGCCGTTTCCACCGGCAGAGACACCGCCCCGAAGGCTTCGTTCAGAAAATACAGTTCCATAACGCCTCCTCAGATACCGTAGTACAGGGGTGTATAGGTCAGGCCGGCGGAGAGATATTCCCCACCGCTGTCCGCCGCCATGCTGACCCGGTTTTCTCCCACATGCAGCAGGAAAAAGTCGCTGTCTCTGTGGAAGGTAAACTGCCGTACCCCGTCGATCTGCAGGTTTTTGGAGCGGGGACGGGTATCGATGCGGGCCGTCTGTCCGTCTTCCAGCACGGTCTGCAGGCGGATAAACGCGTCCCCCATCCGCAGCATGGGATTTTCTACCCGGCCGCCATCCGCCTTCATCCATGCTTCAAACCCGCAGGCCGCATCCCCCGGATTGATCACCGCCGCCGTATCCGTTGTCCGGAAATACCCTGCCGAAAGCCCCGCCCCTGCCATAAAGTTCATGGGGAAGGTCAGAAGGGGCACCGACTGCCGGAACACCACTTCTCTGGGAACTGCATCCCGGTAGAAAGGATCCGGCGCCAGAAAGGGCAGATACACCTCTGTGGGGGTGAAGAAGTTGGCCTGCCGGAATTCGGGCCTGCCGCAGGGGATCACGGAAATCAGTCTTGTCACCCCGGAAAAGGTCACTTCCATCTCCAGCGTGTGCAGAGGATTCATTACCCTGCAAATCCTGCGGCGGATTTCTCCTTCGTCACCGAAACTCTCTCCGGTGATGCCCATATACCGTTCTCCGAACCGTCTGGTGACCGGATGACCGCCGGTTCCGTCCGCGTAGGGTTCCGTTTCCACAAACAGTTCCGTGGCACCAAAGCCCTCCAGTCCGTCTTCCAGCAGCCGCAGATGGGCATCCGCCTCCGGAGAAATTACCAGTCCCGCGCCGGTTTCCCTGTCCGTGATCCGGATTCCGTACGCCGGCGGAGACTGCCATATCTGATTATTCATAGTCAACACCTCATGTCCGCAGCATCAGTTCGCTCTGCTGGCGGATGGCTCTGGCGGTCTGGTACGGGGAGCTTGTTCCGGTACGCAGGTAAATATTCTGCTGCAGATTTCCCATGACGCCCCCGGTCATATCCGAGGCTGTCACAGAGGTCTTTCCGCCCACATCCGCCAGTGCCGCCTCAATGTATCCGCTGCCCGCCAGAATCCCTTCCGCAATCCCCCGGGACAGCATCACGCCCACCTCATCCCGCATTTTGCCGGAGGGGGACTGAATCTGCAGCGCATCCTTGGCCGCCGCCATAGCCCTTGCCGCCACAGCCGCCATGGCCGACACCACCGATCCGGCACCTGCCTGAATCCCGGCCGCAATACTTCCGGTCATGTTCATCCCCACGGTATGCCAGCTGCCGCCGAAGGCATTCCGGGCATTTTTGGCCGTCTGTCCGGCAAGGGCGGTGATCTGTGCCGCACCTGCTGAAAAGCCGGTTGTCATCTCTCCCGATGCCTGAGCACCGCCGCCGTGCCAGTCTGCCGAACCGAACGCCAGCACCGCCGCCCGGGCCGCACCGGACACAGCTGCCGTCATTGTGGTACTCAGTCCGCCCAGCGCCCCGGTCAGGGAGGCAAAAATACCGTCAAAAGCCCCCTCCGCCCCGGAACCTGTCGCCGCTGCCGCCACCGCATTCTGAAGCCGGAGGGACAAACCGGACAGCTGTCCTTCCAGTGCCGCCACCGAAGCCTGAAACGCCCCGGTATCCAGCACCGCCGCTATGGTTACGCTTCCGTCTGCCATGCTCTCATCTCTCCTTTCCCGTATTCATTCTTCCGGATCCGTACCGCACTCTTTGCCTGTCTGAGCTTCCGTCTCAGTCCGTCGTCCTGCACCTCATGCAAATCCATGGTACGGAGTCTGACGGCCTGCATGAACACTGTGTCCTCCGGCAGCGCCAGAAGCAGGGTCATGAACTTCCACCAGTGCATCCTCGTTTCCGTCAGGTCGATGCCGTATGCCTGCAGGAATGAGGCAAGAATCCGGCCGCCGTCTGCGGCGAAATCGTATACCGGTTCTTTTCTTCTGCCGTTTCCCCCTGCCGTCCTGTGTCTGTCCGGATCCATGGCGTAAAAGTCCAGGATTCCCATGACCAGTGCCTCTCTGTCCGTGCCTTCCGGGATCTCCCGGCAGTACAGACGCAGCAGCAAAGCCTCCCGCATGGAATCGGTAAGCGCAGGATCCTCCGCCAGCTCTCCCATAAGCAGGCCCAGCCGGTAATCCGTTTCGATGGGAACCGCCGTACCGCCCGCCGGCACCGTTTCCGGCAGACCCTGTGTCAGCACAGAACCCCAGCTCATCCGACCCTCTCCACATCCAGGCCGAGAGCAGCGGCTTTGGCAAGATACCGTTCTTCCGCTTCCTGTCTCATCCGGTTCAGAGCGTCGATCTGGCCGTTGACAAAGTCCATGAAGTCAATGTACGCACCGGAATAGGCTTCCGCGCTGAGGCTTTTGCCGCACAGCTCCTCGCCCGCACCGTCGCCGAAGAGGTCATCAAAAAACTCCTGCAGAATCCCGCAGTGGCAGGAGATGATATCGTCCGCGTCCTGCTCCCTGCGGAAACTGCTCAGATTGCGGCGGAGTCCTTCCAGTGCCGCAAGCAGTCTGCCCATGCATCCAGCTTCGCTGACATCAAAGGGAAGGGTCTTTCCGTTCCATGTCCATTCCTTGTTCATCATCCGTTCTCACTCCTTTTCTCATGCCGGGCAGGAAGCGGAAGGTCTCTCCCCCGCTTCTCCGGCAAATGATGTGGTTTTTATCGGTCAGTCCGCCGTGAAGGTACCGGTGGAAGTCACAAAGGTACCGGTTTCGGGGGCGGAGATTGCTTTCAGTGTACCGGTATACAGCAGGGTATCCGTCCCCTCTCCGCATTCGTCCGGAATCACAGAGTAGGTGCGCACGGAGGCTCTGCATACCCCGGCGGTGTCCGTTTCCTCGAACAGATCCACGGTGCAGATTTCCACCCATGCGCCGCTGCCGGTCAGTTCTCCGTCGGTGATCTTTCTCAGCTTTTCGATCACGGGATTGCCGGTGTACACTTCAAATTCATAATCCACGGTGGGTGCATAGCCGGTGACATCCGTACGCTTCACGCTTTCATGGATGTACCGTCTCTGGTAACTCACCGCATTCTTGGATTCCGTAAATTCGGTGAACCCTTCGCCGATCAGCGACCACACAGGTGCGTCTGCCGTACCCGTGTTCAGATAATGCCGTCTGTCCGCTCGGTTCACAATTCCTGTTTCTGCCATTGCTTTATCCTTTCTTTTCGGTTGTTCGTTTCATGGCGCGCCCGTCAGAGCCTTCCTCTGCAGGGGACCGCATACGACGCACGGTATTCTTCGGTTCCGTCTCCGTCCACGGAAGAGCGCGCGGGAAGGGTGGTGGGTTCGCAGCAGCCGTATATTCTTCCGGCATCCGGAGAAGGGGCAAAAGTTCCCAGATACCGGCTCAGTGCCCCGAACCATTCCAGTGCTTCCAGACCGTCCCCCGGGGTGTGCTGAACCCGGAGATATACCGCAAAGGGGATCTGACCCGCAAAGGATCCGTCCACATAGGAACGCTCCTTCACCGGGCCGGACAGTGCGGTCACAGCCCCCGCAGGCAGCTTTTTTCCCGCAGGCATCCGGCCGGTTCCGCTCCCCTCTCTGGATTCCGGCAGGAACAGACAGGGTGCGCCCTCCCAGGCATTGATGTGATCACAGATTTTCCGGATCACGGATATTTCTTCAGCCATTCGGTTTCTCCTTTCCGGCAAGCGCATCCGCCGTTTTCTGCCGCCATTCTTCCATCGACACCGCTTTGGCCGCCTCAAACCACTGACCGCAGGCGTGGGGGTGTTTTGTTTTCCGGAAGGGGCGGCTGCTGTAATAGCATTTGGCCGCGTGTCCCGCCGTGTAGGTCACAATTCCCTCGCCCGCCTGTCCGGATCTGCAAAGCTCCCCGGTATTATAGGGCACATAGGGTTCCGAAGAAGCCAGCACCGCCTGTGCCAGCGCCTGTTTCGCCCGGGGAACCCGGGAGAGAATCTTTGCGCCCACCGCTGCCGCAGACACCTTTACGTCCACTTTCAGCATTCTGTTCATCTGCCATCCTCCTTTATTCCGCCGTAATCATATAGCCTCTGCCGAAACCGGCGCCTGCCGCAGGCGGGACAACGGAGACAATCCGCCAGCAGGGAATGGTTTCACTGTCGCTCTGCACCCCTGCCGCCACCCGGTCGCCGGGACGGATGTCCGCTGCCGCCGGGGTGACATATCTGCCTTTTTCGTCCAGCAGACAGGCGCTCTGTTCCCGGATCCGCAGAGTCAGCCGGTTCTGTCCCAGTCCTTCGCTGTCCGCACCCATCTTCCGGGAAGATCCGACACCGTGGCAGATATACCGGCGGAAGGCAGGCCGGAAGCTGTCGTCATAGGCGCCGTCCCGGCAGAAGAAGGTCCATGTTCCGTTTTCCATGCGCCACCTCACACCCACTGCTGCAGTGCCCCGGCGGAACGGAGGAAACCCACAGCCCCGGGGGCCACAGGCATACCGCCGATCCGCACAAGACTGCCTGCCAGACGGCTGCGGAAGTCCCCGGCGCTTTCCTCATCCACCGGCCGGTTCAGTCCTGAATCCAGCTGGGCACAGACCGCCATTTTCAGCGCCCTGCGCCCTGCATCGTCCAGATCCTCCGGCAGGCGGGGGGAGAGCAGTGCCAGAACGGTTTCCTCGGCCCGGGGCAGGTTCACGGCAAACAGCGCAGCCGGCATCACACCGCCGTACACGGACTGATAAAAACCATAATCCACCAGCATGTTTCTCTCTCCTTACGCCATGTAGCGTACAGCCAGTTCGGGATACACCGCCTTGAAGCCGTAGAGCACGTCCATGGACAACATCTCACGCTTGTAGCGGATATCATAGCCTCTGACCACACGGAGGGAAATACCGTTGTAGGTGGTCACATAGGATTCCACACCGGCGGGCGCGGACAGGGGACGGGTCACGAAGGCAAAGGCATGGGGATGGAACACCAGGTTGGCTTCATGGCTGGCGGCCACCGTTACAGCCGCACCGGCATCGGCGGTCATGGCAGGAGATACCTTTACCGTAATGTCGGAAGAAACGGCTTCGGTATCTTCGGTTACGGTATAGTTTCTGCCGTCCACAGTCAGAATGTCACCTGCCTTCAGGGTCTTGCCGGAGATGGAAGAGGCGGTCAGCACGCAGGTGTCGGCGTTTTCCACCCCATTCTTGATACTCAGGGAAGTGCCTGCCAGGGTACCGGCGGTATGCTGACAGATGGCCTGGCTCATGTAGTGTTCCACACCGAAGACCTGGCCGATGGCGCCGGTACGCAGGGCAGTGGTGTCACCGCACTTTTCCGCATTGACCACGGCGGGAATCTGCTTCAGTCTGGAAGTGCACATGGGACTCCATACGGCGGCACGGCGGTCGGTGGGTACCTTCGCCACGTCCAGCGCATAGGAAGCGTCTGCCAGATTGTCCAGACCTGCCGGTGCGGTGCCGGGAGTACCTGCGGTCTGGTATACATTTTTATACAGCGCCAGACCGTCACGGTTGATCTTTTCGGCCAGCGCAGCGGCTGCAGGCTCGATGAACACGCGGCGGATGGTTTCGTCGTCGTAGGCGTCCCATGCGCTGATGGCGGCATCCACTGTGGCCAGCGTGTCCAGCTTGACTTCTACCGCTTCTTCCACGATGGGCTGGCTGGTTACACCGTCTGCGGAGGAAAATGCCTCTGCCGCCAGCTTGACCGGGCGTCTGATCAGGACAGAATCCCCCTGTCTTGCCGCCGCACCTTCGCCGCAGTCACGGTACACCAGATTCGGAAACACCAGATTGTCGATCAGCTTCGGCAGTGTTTCCCTTGCGATCTGCTTTACAGAAATAATGTTGCTCATGTTGTTTTTTCCTTTCCTGTTTTCTATCCCGAAGCCGCCTCCGGCAAAGCATCCAGGCTGGCAGGCATCGTGCTGTCTCTCCTGTATGGGGAACCGTCCCCTGCGTCAGCCTGCCTGCCGCCCGCATATCTGCCGTCAGCGCTTCAGGATCATGTCATAATACTCTCTGTCGGACATTGTGTCCGGATCCCGGCGGGTCTCTCCGTGTACACCGCCGCTGGAGCTTTCCCCGCCGCTTGGCGCCATCTGCACCGCGCCGAACAGATAGGGATCGGAGGCCATCAGCCGCTTTACCGAATCTTCCACTCCGGTCACGCCGTTTTCGTCCGCCGCAACCCCGGTCAGATCCAGCGCCTTTGCCGCCACAGCCGGATTTCTCGCACCCATGCGGGCCAGTACAAACCGTACTTCCCCGTCAATGCGTACCTGCCGCAGCTTTTCCTCATACGCCGCCTTTACCTGCTCCGTCCCGACTGTATCGGCTCTCCCTTCTTCCGGTACATCCGTCCCAGCCGGAACCATTTCCTTCTCTTCCAAAAAATCACCTCCATACAAGACTGAACCATCCTGTCTTTCCGAAACCCGGTACTGCCGCAGCCGCCTGCTTACTCAGCGGAATACCAGCGGCGGCGGAACACATCCGGCTCCATCAGCCCGGCTTCCACTTCCCGCAGATCCCGTGCTCTTTCGGATTCCGTATCGATGAAATAGCTGTCGTCGTAGATCACGCGGATGGGCGACAGGGGGCAGGCGCGTCCCAGCAGAACCACAGACAGCCACAGCAGAGGCCGGATCACGGAACAGAGATAAGCAGTCACGTTCTGGGCGTGCTTGGCGCAGTTCTGCCGCATATCCTGCCGTTCACCGGTGTACTGGGTGGCGGTCAGCTGAGCCTTCCCCTGCACACCGGAGAACAGATAATGTCTGGTTCCCAATCCGCAGCGGAAAGCCAGATAATCCAGCTGTGCCTGTACCGCATCCCGGTTTTCCTCCGTGCGCAGAGACGGGTTGTGCTCCTCAATCATGGGGGTATCCGCCAGATCCGTGTCCCCCACCGTCATGAACAGCTGCTGGGCCACATCGTCCGGCGTATACAGATTCCCCGCATCGTCCCGGCGGATCAGGGACTGGTTGATGAACACCTTCTTCCCGCCCAGACGCAGGTCCCGGCAGAAATTGTTGAACGCCAGATCCACGCCCCGCAGACAGTCCAGTGCATCCCCGTAAATGGACTGTCCCAGGCCGCCGGCGCCTTCCGCTGTATTCTGGATGTTGGGCATCAGAATCGCAAAGAAGGGGTACGGACAGCCTGTGGCAATCTCACGGGGCGGCATATCCGGCAGATGCACCTCCGTCAGCCTGCCGTCCTTTCTGTGAAAATACCGGTTGTGGATCACATAGGTACCGTTCTGCCGGATGTGAACCTCCAGATACTCATACGTTTTCCCACGCAGGGTGATCTCCGACACAAACGCCGCTTCCGTGATCCTGCCGCTTTCCACCGAAATGGGGACAATCCGGGAGGCATCCACAAAGTCGAACCAGATCCGCACGGGACTGCCGCCCGCTGTCCAGCCGTGGATGCCGTCCGTCATGGGCATGGCTTCCCGCAGAATTCTGCCGTCTTCCTCCGCCTCCGCCGTGCCGTCCGCCGCTGCCTTCCATTCGTCCTTCCGGATCCCGTCCACCCGGATCAGACAGGCGCCGGTACCCACAGCGAAGGCTTTTTCCACAAGATAATTGCTTCTGCGCCAGAAATCTCCTTCCGCCAGCACCCGGTTCAGCCATGCCTCCCCGTCAGCATCCGCCAGCCGGATCCCTGTGCGGTCGTTGAGCAGCAGTGCCGCCCAGTCCTCGCACACCTTTTTCGCCATCCGCAAACCGTACATCTGTCTGCGCACCGGGTGACCGAAGGCGGCGTTTTCCAGATAACTGTGAAATCCGTCCACGTCCCCGCGCCACCAGTCCTCCCACCGGCGTATCTTCTCATACATCCCGGCCGATACCGCGCACCCGTAGGACTCCCGGATCCGCTCCAGCAAATCTTCCTTGATCAT